CCTTCAGTATGGCAACTTCCTGCTGGGCACGGGGTGCAGGCCCAGCGAAGCGTTACGCCTTCAAAAGCATGACATTTCTGGGGGCAGCGTGACCTTCTGGAAGACCAAGACTGACAAACCTCGCACGATCCCACTCACGGGGAAGGCGAAGGAAGCCATCGCTTGGGCCAAGGAAAAGCATCCTATACCCAACGCCCACGACCCCTCCAGACGCCTGCCTCAAGCCTCCAACTTCGTGTTCAGCACGATCTGCTACGACACGTTCTACAATGAGTGGAACAGGGCGGTGAAGCTGGCTGGCTACGGGAATGACGATGAGTTGGTCCCTTATGTCTTGCGGCACACATGCGCCACGAGGCTGGCCCAAGGGGGCATGAGCGAGCTTCGGCTGATGAAATGGATGGGACACAAGAGTCTCATGACGACTCGGCGCTATACTCACCTGACTGTTGACGACCTACAGGTGGGCGTCCGCATTCTGGAGGGTTAGGAGTGGCAAAAAGTGGCTAAAGTGGCTCAAAATTTTAGTCGCTGATTAGTTCAAAAAGGGTTAGCTGAGGTTAAGCACTAAGTTACTGTAATTGCTGGCTAAAAAAGGGTGGTGGGGGAAGCAGGACTCGAACCTGCGAAGGCATAGCCAGCGGATTTACAGTCTCAGAGTCTACACCAGCTAACCCATTGAAATCATTAGACATGATAGTATGACACTGCCAGCACCGTTGACATCCCATTGCTGGGATGATTTACTCCTTGTTATCAGAAGAAATACAAGTAAAAACAGGGGGTGAGACCCAACAGCCTACTATAACAGAGAAACGCTTTTCTCTACACTCTGTGTATACACCGTGTATCACACTTTGATACCTATGTATACACAAGTAAACACCATCGATGATTATATAGATAATACTCGTTGGTGTATGCACTATGTCAACACAGTGTTAACATGTACTTTGCAGAAGGTGTTCAATGCACGACCAACAGCTACAGGTCGAAGACCGCATGTTCCAAGAAGCGCACCAGCGCAGGGACAATGACAACCAAAAACACAACAAGCGTCAGGCGTGGTCTGAGTCCAAGATTGGCAGGGCCTACACAACTCAGTCCACGTCAAAGTATGTCCACACCGTAGAACAGGTGTTGAAGGACTATGATCCTTCCAAGTCTGGGTCCAACCGTAGGGCTGTCAGACTGATGGCAGAGAGTGGGCTTGAGCCTGCCGTGCTGGCATACCTGTTCAGCAAGACCCTCTACAACATGATGCCCCTCACCCATCGTCGTCGTCTCAAAGTCACCACCCTCTGCATGAAGGTGGGCGAGACTGTCCACGATGAGCTTCGCATCCGTTTCTTCGCACAGGCTGACAATCGCAAAGCACTGCTCAAGAAGCTGTTCAAGACCTTCGACAAGCGCACCTATCCCCGTGATTGGCGCAAGCGGACGATCTTGAATTACTTCCACGCAGAACAATTGTCTTGGAACCAGTGGACCCAGCCTGAGAAGCTGGTCATTGGTCATGCTCTGCTCGTGTGGTTCAGGGACACAACCAACTTGGTGATCGCACCTCGTGGGGCCACTTATGTTGACCCTGCTCCCGGCCTGATCCAACACATCGAAGAAGTCATGTCGTCCCGTGTGCTGGACTTCATGCTCTACAAGCCGATGCTCGTCCCTCCTCGTCCGTGGTCGTTGTCCAACCTGTTTCAGGGTGGCTACCTGTCGGACAAGGTGAAGACATATCCTTTGGTCAAGGGAACCAATGAGAAGGACAAGGATCGTCTCATGTCCAAGGATTGGTCTGAGGTAATCCCATCCATCAACGCCCTTCAGGAAACTCCGTGGCGCGTGAACCGTAAGGTTCTCGATGTCCTTGAGTGGGCTATGTATCAACGTGGTGGTGGCCTTGCTGGCCTCCCGCTCGCGTCTGATCGCAAGCTGCCAAAAGAACCTGAAGGCTATCGTGTTGACGAACAGATCACCAAAGATCACGACAAGCTCTGCTTCCTGATCCACAGTGAGAACCGTGAGGTCAAGAGCAGACGCCTGCTCACCTTGTCCACCATCGCCATCGCTCGTGCCTACAGGGGTGAACGGGAAATCTACTTCCCACACAACCTCGATAGCCGTGGTCGTGCTTACCCTCTGCCTGTCTTCCTGAACCCTCAGGGACCAGACAGCACCAAAGCACTGCTTGAGTTCGCACAAGGTGAACCCATCGACAACGATGTGTCGGCCTGCTGGCTCGCCATTGCTGGGGCCAACGCTTTCGGCAATGATAAGGTCGCACTACAGGAACGTGTTGACTGGGTGCAGGACAATGAGGAGATGATCTTCTCCATTGCCAAAGACCCTAAGCACGATCTGCGTTGGCAGGATGCGTCCGAACCTTTCCAGTTCCTTCGCTTCTGCTTCGAGTGGGCAGACTTCAATCGCACAGGCTTAGGCTTTGTGTCGCACATGGTCGTCCCTGTGGACGCCACTTGTTCAGGTCTCCAGCACTACAGCGCAATGCTGCGTGATGAAGTGGGAGGCCGTTCTGTCAACCTCGTTCCCGGTCTTTCACGTCAGGACATCTATCAAGATGTTGCTGACAAGGTGATTGAACAATTGATGGAGGATGGTTCGCAGGACGCAGCAGATTGGATCAAGTTTGGCATCAACCGCAAGACGACAAAGCGTCAAGTGATGGTTGTCCCGTACTCTGGGACTTTCTCATCCTGCATGGAGTACACCCGTGAGGCTGTGCTCGAAAAAATAAAAGAAGGCCATCCCATCGCATGGGACATGATGAACAGCGAAGAACACAATCGCCGCATCGTCATGCTTTCCAAGTTGATCTGGACCGCCATCGATCTCGTCGTCATCAAAGGCAAGGAGGCGATGCGCTGGATCAGCGATGCTGCTCGTTCCTATACTGCATGGGCTAACAGCAGTGTGCGTGGGACAGCCTACGAAAAGCGCATGACATGGACGACCCCTGATGGTTTCGAGGTTGTCCACTATCGTGCCGACACAAAGAAGAACCAAGTCGCCACATACCTCGACGGCAACGTCCGCTTGCGGCTCGCCATCAACGAGGACACACCTCGCCTGTCCAGCAAGGACATGGCGCTGGCGGTGGCTCCAAACTTCGTCCACTCGATGGACGCCTGTCTCCTCCGCATGTCAATCATGCGTGGGGTGAAGGAGGGCATCCAGCACTATGGCATGGTTCATGACAGCTTCGGGGTTCACGCCTCCAAGATGTCCCTGTTTCTCGCTAAGTGCGTCAAGCCTGCCTTCGTGGACATGTACCAGCAAGACGTGTTGCAACAGTTTGCTGACAAATTGCCAGCAGAGTTGGAACTTGAACCCCTGCCCACCAAAGGAACCCTCGTTCTGGAGGATGTCAGGAACTCAGAGTTCTTCTTTTCATAACCAAAAAATAGGCAGTAGTGGGACTATCCCAGTGGTGGACCCAACAGCCTACTATAACACCAAAAGCGTTTTGGTGAGGAAAACAGATGGAAAACAGCTTTCACCGCCCTGAAATGGACCTGATGCCGCAGATCAAGCGGATCGTCAGGGACGCCATTCAGGATGGTCTAATCAAATCGGAAACCCTCAGAGAATTTGACCGCAAGGTGAAGACACTCAAGGGCAACCAACTCGAAGACTACATTCAGGAACTGTGGGATAAACTATGACAAAGGCTCAGACGGTCAATTTCAAAACCCCCAAGGGGATGATTAAGTGGCCCCGTCTCGATCAGCCCTATAGCTGGTCAGATAATCTCAGCAAGAACGTGCCTGATCCTAACGGCCAGTTTGAGACAAAGCTTGTCGTTTCCAAGAAGGAAGCGCAGCCCCTCATTCAGCTTATCCAGACCGCCGTCAAGGAGTCTGGCATCAAGCCGAAGAACATGCCGTACAAGGACGAGCTTGATAAGGACACAGGCGAGGCCACTGGCAACGTCGAGTTCACACTCAAGCGTTATGGCTTGGATACGCAGGGCAATCCGAACAAGATCGCCTACTTCGATGCTCGTGGCACAATGATCCGTGCAGTCAATCTTACGACTGGCTCCACTGCTATTGTCGCTGGCTGGATCAAGGTATCCAAGATGGCAGCACGTCTTAACCTCAAAGCAATTCAGGTCGTCAAACTTTTGGAACGTAGCGAAGGCTTCGATCCAGTAGACGACGAAGACGCATTCATTGCTGAAGAAGAAGAAGCAAATACATTTGACGATCAGGAAGAAGCCGACATCGGGCGTCCGAACTTCTAACGGATTCCGTTCAGGGCTAGAAGCAAAAATTGCACAAGCTCTCGACGCTGCTGGCGTAGCGTATACATACGAGGATCAGGTCATTGAGTATCTCAAGCCTGCAAAGATCGCTCGTTATACGCCAGACTTCGTACTCGAAAATGGAATCATCATCGAGGTGAAGGGAAGATTTTTAACTGCTGACCGACAGAAGCATCTGCTCGTCAAGCAACAGTTCCCCGACCTCGACATTCGTTTCGTTTTCAGTCGAAGCAAAGAACGCATCTCAAAGAAATCCAAAACTACTTACGCTATGTGGTGTGAAAAGCATGGATTTATCTTTTCTGATGAAACAATCCCAAGTCAATGGCTAGAGGAAACAGCCGATGTTTGAAGACAACGAGTACGATTATAGCCCCAAGAGCTATGTCGAGTTTCGCTATGTAAGCCGCAATGAGAGGGGCGAAGAAGACGCCAAGATCATTCGCAAGTTGCACGGCGAAGATTGCGAATACCTCCCAAAGCTTCTTGAGGCATTCCATTACTTCCTGATGGGAATGACATTCACCTACGTCGATGGCGTAGTTGCGGTCAACCAGAAGGGCGATGACTGCGCTTCATCTTTCGAGATTTAAGTTATGCGGGAGTCAAACTTTGTGAGGCACGAGCCTTGTCCAGCGTGTGGCTCCCGCAACAATCTTGCGAGATATGACGATGGGCATGCTCACTGTTTTGGATGTGACTACTATGAAAAAGCGGAATCCAATAGCGAAGGTGCTCCATTGCAAACTCTTTCACTCAAGAAAAGTCAAAAGCAAGAAGGTGTACTCTCGTTCCAAGGAGAAGTTACAGACCTCCCGGCGCGTGGTCTTCGAGAAGATACATGTCGGGTATGGTCCTATCGCTTTGGCGATGTAAGCGGGAAGCCAGCGCAACTTGCTTACTACTTAGACGAAAACCGCAAACCCGTGGCAGCGAAAGTCCGCTTTGCTGACAAATCGTTTTCATGGATTGGCGATCCGTCGAAAGCTGGCCTTTATGGTCAGTGGCTGTGGCCTTCTGGCGGCAAGATGATCGTGATCACTGAAGGTGAGATCGATGCTCTGACTGTCTCACAGTTGCAGCAAAACAAATGGGCTGTTGTGTCCGTTCCAAACGGAGCACAAGGCGCAACCAAGTCCATCAAAAAGAACCTTGAATATCTCAACTCATTCGAGTCCGTGATCTTCATGTTCGATATGGACGAGCCGGGACAAAAGGCAGCGAAAGAATGCGCTGAACTATTTGAACCGGGAAAAGCGAAGATCGCACACCTACCTTTCAAAGACCCTAACGAGTGTCTGCAAAAGAACAAAGGTGATGAAGTCATTCGTGCAATGTGGAATGCAGGAACTTATCGACCTGATGGTATCCTCAACGGTGAAGACCTTTGGGATGTCATTACTCGACAGGACAACCACAAGACGATCCCCTACCCGTGGGCTTCACTCAACGAGAAGACACACGGCATCCGCACGAGCGAGCTAGTCACGTTGACTGCTGGCAGCGGGATAGGAAAGTCGGCGGTTGTTCGAGAGATTGCACACCATCTGATGCAACAAGGTGAGACCGTAGGCATGATCATGCTCGAAGAGAGCATAAAGACCACTGCTTTGGGTCTCATGGGTTTGCATCTCAACAAACGTCTCCACCTATCAATGGATGGCGTGGATGAACAAGACCTCAAACTGGCGTTCGACAACACGCTGGGTACTGGCAGGCTTTACTTGTATGACCACTTTGGCTCAACACAGGTTGATCATCTGCTATCTCGTATTCGCACTCTGGCTAAAAGCTTCGACTGCAAATACATCTTTCTCGATCATCTAAGCATTGTTGTCTCTGCGATGGACGAGAGCGGCGATGAACGCAAACTCATCGACCGCACAATGACACTCCTGCGAACGCTCGTGCAGGAGACTGGCATCGGACTAATCGTTGTCAGTCACCTCAAACGCCCAGAAGGTAAGGGCCATGAGGAAGGAGCACATACGTCCCTAAATCAGCTTCGTGGATCACACGCCATCGCACAACTCAGCGACATGGTGATTGGCCTTGAACGAAACCAGCAGGGTGAAAACCCAAATGAGACCATCATCAGGATTCTGAAGAACAGGTTCTCAGGAGAGACTGGTGAAGCTGGCTCTGTGTACTACGACAAGATCACGGGACGACTAACTGAACAACCATCATACGAAGGAGCATTCTAATGTCTGAAGACCTGTTGTTTCACATGGCAGACAAAGCATGCGTTCGTGCGTGGGAAGATGAAGGGTGGGGGCCATACCATAAGCGGCTGCTCACCATGTGTCTCAAAGTAGAAACCAATGGATGGAAAGTGAGAAACGGTATGACTCAGGTTGATAAAATCCTCAACCACATGCGTAAGCAGGGTTCGATCACACAGCGTGAAGCCTACATCGACTACGGTGTTCAGAGCTTCCATCGTCAACTTACAAACCTCAAGAATGCTGGACATGCAATCAAGAAGGTAACGAAGCTGCATCCCACTACGGGGCAGAGCTATTCTCGTTACTATCTTCAAGAAGCTGTAAAGGGTTCTCGCAATGCCACGGCCTAAGAAGACATGGGATTCATCTTCTTCACAACGACTGGAATCATTGCCGCCCTCTGTTATTACGCCCTCACTAATAAAGACCATCAGTGACGGCACTTGTGCGAACTGCACTTACGCAGGACGCATCCTTGGTGAGCATTTCCTAGAATGCAATATCCAACTTCCACCTTGGATTGAATTGAAGGGCCTTCCTGCTGTGAACAAGCAGGCCACCTGTTCTTTCCACAAACCAACGGAATGATAAAATGAGGCTCGTATTCGATTTGGAAGCGAACGGTTTGTTATACGATGCGAGCCGCATTCACTGCCTAGTAGCTAAGGACATAGACACAGGAGACCTACATAAGTTTGAACCTTCTCAGGTTGAACAAGGTCTCAAGTTATTGATGAAGGCTGATCTGCTCATTGGTCACAACGTGATCTTCTATGACATCGCCCTCATCCAGAAGTTGCACCCGTGGTTCAGCATCGCACGAGATCGTGTTGTCGATACGCTAATCCTTTCTCGTCTGATATATTCCGATCTCAGTGACAGAGATCATCAGGCGAAGGTCGAGATGAATGGCAAGCTCTACGGCTCGCACTCTCTCAAGGCATGGGGTTACCGTTTAGGCATCTTGAAAACCGACTATACCGGGGGATTTGAAGAGTTCTCCGATGAAATGCTGGACTACAACGTGCAGGACGTGGTTGTCACCGAAAGGCTGTATGAAAAGCTGATCAAGCATGAAGCTCTCTCTGAACGTGCTAATGAACTTGAGCATCAAGTAGCTCACATTGTAGCACAGCAGGAGCGGCATGGTTTTCTCTTTGATGAGAAATCTGCCGAAGGGCTCACAGCACGTTTGCAAATCAGACGTGGGGAGCTTGAAGCTCAACTACAGGACACGTTCAAGCCTTGGGAGGAGTTTGTTGAAATCTTCATCCCCAAGAAAGACAACAAGAAGCTAGGCTAC